TTTTATCTATAATAGTATAATCAGTATATTGACGTTCACCGTCATAAATTTTTAATTTTAATAATAACTTTTCTTTTTTCATTTATACCTTTCCAAAAGTTCCTCTTTAAATTTTTTTAATTCTGGTAATTTCATTTGATTTAAATTAAATGCTTTTACAATTAAATAACTCCAATCAGGAAAGTCAGAATCATCTTCTCTAATGCATTTAATATATTCATCGCAAATCCAATCGATTATTTTGTATTTTTTGTTTAGGTATTTTCTCATTAGTCCTTTTTTATAGCTCCAAGTGCTAACAATTCTTCTTTCTCCCAATCAAAATAAAAATCGATTAGCTTTTCTCTTGCAAACTCAAGTAAACCTTCACCAGTCATACGTTCTAGTTCTTCTTCTATAAAATTATAAAGTTGTTTTTCTTGTTTTTCTGATAAATCATTATCAAGTTGTGCCTTTTCTTTTTTATTTTTAAATTCTTTCATTTAGTTAATTTTTCATCTTTCGTTATTCCAATTTGTTATTTTTATATCCCAAGTGTATCCACCCTCAAAATAATTCCACGAATAACATCTTGGGCAAAGCATTTGATTATGTTCATCATCGTCTTTGTACTTATCATTTTCCGCCCAAAAATAACTTTTATGCCCACAGCTATCGCAATATAATTTTTCATCATTTTTAATAATCTCAAATTCTTTTTTGTTAATATTGTAAATGTTTGGGGATTTTACATTTTTAAAACTAGAAGCTAATACTGGCTTGTTAGTGTGCTTTTTAAAAAATTCTTTATCTGTAATTTTCATTTAACTTCCCTTGTATCATCTATATTAGTTTCAAAAACATCTTCAATGTCCCAAGTTTCTAAATCAAACTCATCACTATCTAATTCTTCCTGTGCTAATTCCTCTGCTTGTTCTTCATTGTTGGCGTTAAATCTTTTTGAATAGACTACTGTTTCAGAATAAATGACTTCAAATTCTTTCATATTTTAACCTCCGTTATATCTACTTGGCTATCGTCCCCATATTCAGTTCCTTGAAAAGAAACTTTATAATTATCGCCATTATAACTATTGGGCTTATCTAAACTCACATTAGTTATACAATCGTTTATGTAATCATCATCAAGTTTAACATCACTTTCAACAATAAAGTGTCTTGTGTCTTGTGAGTATTCTTCTACCTCGTATTTGTATTTATATTTTTTAGTCATTTTTTACTGCTTTTCTATTTCCTTTTTAAAATAAATTACTACCGCTCTACTTAAATAAACTTTTAATTAATTATGAAGTATTAAAGGATTATGCCTAAAATAATTATAAATAAAATAAAAGTTATAAACGGTATATTTTTTTGCTTTATTGGTCTACCAAATATAATCATTCTGTTTGTTCCCCCTTTGTTGTTATCTTATAAGTAAAACCATCTGGCAAAAAAGACATCTTGAAGCTGTCTAAATATCTAATTAGCTTGGTCAAATTTTTGAATGTGCGTTCCTTGCCTCGTTCATCTCGTATAATAATCTTTTCTTGCATTGTCCTCCCTTTGCTGTTGCATTTAGAAAGCATACTGTTCAATTCGGTTCAACACTAAATCTGTCAGTTTTTCCGCTTCCACAAAATTGTGCCAATAGTCCATAGGCATTATTTCACTTTCTTTTTGTACACTTCCAAGTTTAAACTAAATCCATCTGAGTGACCCTTCCATGTAAACTGCCAAGCTTCACCATACAGTTTCTTTAAAAATTTTACCAACTGTGTTTCTTCTTTCTTTGTCATCGTTCCTGTTCCTTAGTTGTTTTATTAATTTTTTTAAAGTTATTAATATAAAAAATATTACTGGTTTCTTGATTTATTAAATTTTGAGTTTGTTTAAAATTTAAATGTTTTGAAAAAATTTTATTAGGGTAAATAGTATTTAAAATATTTACAATTGATTTAAAATTATTATTCTTCATATCTTACGTCCTTTTTAGTGTGGTTACACACAAAGTTAAATTATCATAATTTAAATTATTAAACAATGCTAAAAATGCATAACTGTTATGCAAGAAACGCATAGTTCCGTGGTTCGAGGTACACGCAACACGAGATATTGAATAAGGGATTTGCAGAAGGCAACACGAAACACGGGACACGGGACACGGATCAGGAGAAAAACAAGGTATTGTCTTAAAAAAAGTTTGCATTAGAGCCACAAGGATAAGAATTTAAAGGTCGGCATGAGGTAACGTACCCCCTAAAATTAGGGGTACGAAAGTTTAATTTAATTATTTAATCTTTTTAATTTAAGTTTATATTTCTTTAAAAAAGTGTTCGCTAGTTTTATTTTTCTTTCCCATTTTGAAATAGACAAATTAAGTTTTATAATCTTCCTTTCTTTTTTTTGCACAGAAGATAATACAACTTTTGGCTTTGGTTTTAATATACCATTTAACCAATTAGATTGAATAACAAAATTTATCATCTGCCCCTCAAATTCTGCTTGTAATGCACAATGGTCAGGCAAACTTGGGCTTCTAAATCTAAAAAGTCGATGTGCTAAATCGTGGATTAATCTACGCCACCCCCTTTGTAATGTCGAAGAATTACCCGACAAACAAACCCAACATTTTTTTATTTCAAGATTGGTTGGGTAGTTTCGGTATCTTAATGGTGTAGCGTCTTTCATTTTGCCAAATTTTTTAACTAAAAGTCTAGTTGCTTTTTTTGCTTCGTCATGAGTAATGAATGGCAAACTTTCTGGTAAGTTAGAATTAGCTAGGTCATCGTAAGACTTTATTAAATTTTCTTTATCAGATGTTTCTCTCATTTTTTCCATAATCGTCCTTTTTGTTTTATCTTAACATAATCATTTTAAATGAGTAGTGTTATTTTTGCATAACAGATATGTTTGAATTGCATAGCTTACTTGCTTAAATGTGATATTTTTGCAACACTTTTGTATTTATGCAACTAAAAGTTGTACTACTATAGGTTGTACTCGTGTAGGTTGTACTCGTGTAGGTTGTACTCGTGTTAGTTGTAATCGTGTAAATTGTGTTAAACCATTGATAAATATACTTTTTTAGTAATTCTGGAAAATTCTGATAAATTCCTAGTAAAAAGTAAGTAAATACGCCAATTTTCCTAAAAAAGACCCTATAAGGGGGTTTTCCAGAAAATTTTTTTTTGAGCCACGTTAAATTATAAAAAAATACTGGGAATCTGGGAAAATTCAATAAAAACGCCAAAAAATGTAGGAAAATTTTGGGAAAATCTTGGGAAAATTTTAGAATTATTGGGAAAGTGTTGAAAATCAATGATTTTTTAAAAATTTTGTGCATTTTTAATTAAATATTTAACCTAAATCTCAATAAGCCATTTTTTGAGAGATTTTTTTTAAGAATATTTATATTTTATAGAATGTATATTATAGTGTTTATATGTCCACTAAAAAAAATGTTCTTAAGTTAGCTTCCGATTTAACTCCCAAACAACGCAAATTCGTTGATATTCTCGTAGCCAAATGGGGTAATATTTCTAAAGCCGATGCTTGTATAGAGGCGGGTTATTCTATGGCAAATGGCAAAAAACCTTATGAGATTGCCTCAAAATTAACAAATCCTGTCCTAAATCCTCACGTTTGTAGATATCTTGAAAAACAATTAGATAAGGAACGGGATAAATATAAAAATGACGATCTCCGATCTTTTAAGAGTTTCGAAAAAATACGAAATTTGGCTATTGAAAAAAATCAATTGGGGGTAGCTGTAAATGCAGAATACCGCCTTGGTCAGATGTCAGGGTTTTATATTGATAAAAAAGAAATAAATCATATTGGTTTAGAGGGAATGTCGAGAGAAAAATTAGAGGAACGTTTAAAGGAACTTGAAAATAAAATAAATGAAAATCAAAAAATTATCGACATCACCCCAGATCAAATCTAATAATTGGAAAGATTTTATTATAACATTTAACCAAATTCATAATAGTAAATTTTTATCAAGTAATGTTGGTAACGTAAAAATTTCGACTAATGAAAAAACAAAAATTCATAAATGTAAGTGTAAAAAGTGAAATCGACAAATTTCCGTTTGTTGAAATAGAATGGCTTGATATTATTTCTGAAAGTGCTTGGCAAAATTTTAATGAAATTGAAAATTTAAAATTACCCATTTGTATCTCCAAGGGTCATTTATATAGCCGAAAAAACGGTATTGTTAAAATTTTTGGCGATTATTCACTTAAAAATAATGGCTTAATTGACGAAATTTCTAATATAACCTTAATTCCTAATAGCGTAATTAAAAAAATTAAATATTTAATTATTAATTAATAATTTTTTTCTTGTTTCTAAAAATTTAAGTGCTTTTTGTTTTTCTAATTCGCCAATTTGATTATTTTTATAATGAACAAGCAAATAACGTACGGTATCAGCAACTGACATTGGAATATTATTTACAATTTTTGATAATTCAAAGAGTTCTTGGTAAGTTTTTATGTCCAATGAAAGTGATTTAAAATTCCTTATTTCGTCTAAAATTCCAACTTTAATTTTTTTATCTATTTTTTTTGTCATTATAACTCCTGTTGTACTTTCTTGATTAAATTTAAATTAAATAAACTTATTTATTACAAAAAACAATAAAATCAAGAAAAATATAATTTAATTATTGTCGTTTTTATTCTTTTGTTTAATTGTAGATTGGGATAATTTTTTTTGCAATTGGTCAAAATCCCTAAAATACTCCTCTGGGGTATATTCTTTCCAATCATAATACTGTTCTTGGCAATTATCGTCTAATCGATCAACCCCCCATTCTAACTTAATCTTCGCCAAATTTTCGTCAAATTCCTCTACCGTGCCTTCGCTCCACCCCTCTCTTTTAAAAAAATCATTTGCTCTATTACACTCCGCCAAAAACTCTGCCCAAACTTTTAAGTTTTCCTCTGTAAAATCTTTTTTTAATCTGTTAAAATTAAATAATATCATTTTTTTATCCTTTCTTTTTTATTTGTTGTTTTAGTTTTTTTTATATTAAATTATCTTTTATATATCTTCTTGTTAATACATTAATATAACCTTTAATGTGTTTTACATTTTCATAAATTTGTCCATAATGAGAACAAATTTCACTTTTTGATGGTAATAAATGTCTATATGTTTTTATTTTTATTTTCATTTTTTTTCCTTTCTTTTATTTCTTTTTTATTCATAGTTATATAGCCCTTTTGTTAAGTAGTCTTTAATAAGGTTTTCAGCTTCTATAACCATTTCTCTAAATGCCAATTCTGTTTTGTCATCATTGGAGTAACCTCTGATTTCAAAACAATAATTTATTACTTCAGAAATTACTGATAAAGCTTGTTCAATTGTCATTGTTTTTTTAGTCATTTTAATATTTCCCTTTCATTTGTTATTGTTTATTTAATATAAACTTTAAAATTTTTTTAGTATTTTTTTTATTATCACAAAAAATGTATTGTTTTTTTATTACATCATTTAAAAAATCTACTAATTCTATATTGTTTAATTTTGCAATTTTTTTTGATTTATAATTAATAATATACATATTTATATCGTTCCTTTCATTTTTTTTTATAATATTGATTGCTTTGTTTCAATTTGATACCCCAATTCTTTTAAAATTGAAATGTCTTCTCTGTTTAAAGTTTTACTTTGCTTTAACTTTGTTATTAATTTTGCCTTATTACATACAGCATAAATTCTCTCTACACCATAAACGTTTTTTATTTCTACAATTAGTTCCATTTTTTTTTTCTTTCTTTTATTTGTTTTTTATTTTTTTAACTATCTCTGTCCTTGTATAATCAATAAATTTTTTTGTAAAATAATCATTATCACTATGAACAGAGGCTATAACTATACCAGTTAAATAATAGGTAATATTTATAAAATAATCTTTATATGTAAAATTATACTCTTTAATCATTTATTTAAATTTAAATTTTCAATTTTTTCAAATCTTTTTGTTTTTTCTTCCTCTGACAAAGTGTCCCAATCTTCAGGAAAATTTAGGCCTTGCACGTTGTCAAAAAATCTTTTTTTCTGTGTATTAATTTTGACCTTGTCCCCTGACTGTGCCATCATGCCAAACATAGCTGAAACCATTGAGACAGTTTTTAAAAAATCTGGCTCTGATTTATGTTGTTTTAGTAATTGATTAAATTCTTCTGGCTTTAATCTGTCTTTTTTGTTTCCGCCATCAATCCAACTTAAATGCTTGGCCGTTGTTATTGTCCATTGATTTTGTGACACTTTTAAAACGCCATCAATTTCAAGGGCAACGGGTGTTTTATACGAATAAAAAACCTTTAAGTTTGGTTTTTCTTGTACAAAATAGCAATTTTTTGTTGTTCTTAAGTAGTATTTTTTTGTCATTTTTTTCTTCTTTCTTTTTTTGTTTGCGATAGTGTTTAACTATCCTATAACCCTAAAATAAAGGGTTATAAGTTAGTTAAATCTATTTTTTTCTTTTATGTATTGAAATATGCTTTCCTAAAAAAATTTCTTCAATTCCTAAAGATTTCATTCTTTCAATATATTCAAAAGCTTGTTTTTTTGTTCTATGCAAACATTGTTCACCAATTTTATATTGTTTTTCAATCTCTGATATTCTGTCAGATGTCCATTCAATTTTATGGACAACAGTTTTATCAGTTTTGCACTCTGTTAAGTATTGTATCATATAACAACCCTTTTAAATTAAAATTTAAAGTTTATATAATTTCTCCTAGCTATATTTTTAAAGAAGTCTTTATTGTTTTGGCTATACATATACATATAGCTTTCTGGATTATTCAAACCCTTTGAAATTGCATTTTTGAAAGCTTCTTTGTGGTTTCTAGTGTACATGTAAGTTTTATCTTTAAAACTTATTAAAGTATTAAACTTTGTCATTTTTTATGTCTTTTTGTTCCAGTTAAATTGCTATTCCATAATAATTGTAAACACTTTTGTCACCAAATGCTTCATTGTAGCACTCATCAGCTTTACATCTAGCTTTATGTTTAGTAAATGGTAAACATTTATGATAGAAACTACAATTTTCATCAGTATTATATTCATATTGTAAAACTATTATTTCATCTAACAATTCTACATATTCAAAAGAATAAACATTTATTTCAAAAAGTTGTTTTTTTAATTTTTCTATTCGTTCTAGTTTAGTCATATTTCTTTTTGTTTTTTTTTACATTAAATTAATTTATTTTCTAGTGTTATTTTTGCATAACAGATATGCTTAAATTGCATAACTAAAACCCTTATTTTTTTGTATTTTAATATTTCTTAACTTGTATAATTATCGTTTAAGTTGTAATAATATTTGTAAACTTAAGATAAAATCTTATTTTTTTAAAAAATTAAAAAACCCCAGTTCTAATTGGTATTTTTTAAGAATTGAAAGCCATATTATATAAAAAAAAATTAAACTTATAACGTCTTTTTAAATTAAATATTTTATTTTAATTAAGATAAGTAAAGACAATATTTATTAATTATTAATATTAAAAAAGGTGTCTATCTTGCTTGAGCATATCCCACAGTCAAGCTTAAAACTTTTTAAACTATGCCCGTCAGGCGTGGGGCAACGGCCAATCCCCAAGCCCTTGTCATAATTTAAACATAATTATTTTTAATTAAGCCAATTTAAAACAATAAAAAACAAATGCCATTTTACATGCCGATAATGTTTATTTATCACTTATTGTAATTTGTTTTTATTTCACTTAATTAATAGGCGGGAGGGCAAGGCTCACTTAACTGATTGCCTTACTCTTACCACAATGTTGCCACAATTCTGCCACAATTACTATAAATTAAATTTATACAGCACGAGCTTGAGCAGGATTCATAAATGCAGTAGGTTATCAAACGATGGAGTTAATTAATAAAGGACCCACAAATACAGACCTCTTATCCATAGAAGAATTAAGAGATTCCGTTGAAGGTTTGTGGATTAGACACATAAAGCTCTGTCAGGATAATTTTCTATATTTTGTTCAAGAAGTTTGGCCTGATGTAATATTTAAAAAAGAAAGCGATCCAAATAAATGGGGTCATCATCAAATAATGGCTAGAGCATTTACTAGGATAGCAAATCAAAAAAAAGGAAGGCTCATCATAAATATGCCTCCAAGACATACTAAATCTGAATTTGCCTCAGTTTACCTTCCTGCTTGGTTAATAGGGAAGTTTCCTAAAATGAAATTAATGCAGGTTACACACAACGCTGAACTATCTGGTAGATTTGGTGCAAAGGTTAGAAACCTAATCGATAGTCCAGTATATAAACAAATATTTGGTGACGTTAAGTTAAGAGAAGATTCTAAAGCAAAAGGTAGATGGGAGACCAACCAGGGCGGTGAATACTTTGCTGCTGGTGTTGGTGGATCCATCACGGGCCGTGGTGCAGATTTGTTGATCATTGATGACCCGCACACGGAACAAGATTCACTTTCTAAAAGTGCCATGGAGCGTGTACACGAATGGTATTCATCAGGACCCAGACAACGTTTGCAACCTGGCGGATCAATTGTTCTGGTTATGACTCGTTGGGCCGAGAACGATTTAACAGGGATGTTGATACGACAACAAAAAGAAGCAAAAGCGGACAAATGGGATTTAATTGCTTTTCCTGCAATTTTAGAATCTGGTAATCCTTTGTGGCCAGAGTATTGGTCTCTTGAAGAATTAGAAAAAGTTAAGGCGACATTACCAGTTCGTAATTGGTCGGCTCAATATATGCAAAACCCAACTTCTGAAGAAGGTGCAATTGTAAAAAGGGAATGGTGGCGGAAATGGGATAAACAAGATATTCCTAATCTCATGCACGTAATTCAATCGTATGATACTGCATTTTCAAAAAAGGAAACTGCAGATTATTCTGCTATAACCACATGGGGTGTGTTTTATCCATTTGAAGGTAGCCAAGCAAATTTAATATTATTAGATGCATTCAAAGGCAAATACGATTTTCCAGAGCTAAAGGTTGTTGCGATGGATGCTTATAAATACTGGGAACCCGAGACAGTGATCATCGAGGCAAAAGCATCAGGTGAACCTTTAATTCAAGAATTTAGACGAATGGGTATTCCTGTAATTCCTTATACTCCATCTAAAGGTAAGGATAAGCATACAAGAATAAATGCTGTTGCACCTATCTTCGAATCTGGTTCCATATGGTACCCTAGCTATGAAAAATTTGCTGAAGATGTTATTGAGGAGTGTGCCTCCTTTCCTCACGGTGAGTACGATGACTATGTCGACAGTATGACCCAAGCTGTGTTAAGATACCGTCAAGGTAGTTTTGTTGAAACCTTATCTGATTATAAAGATAGGGAAGATAGAATACCTAAAGTTTATAAATATTATTAAGAGGTCAACATGGAAAAAAATTACAAAACAAAGCCAGTTGGTGAAGTGTTTCTTGAATTAAAACAAGCTGGAGTATTAGGAAAAAAATTGGAAGAAATGAGGGAAGAAATAAAAAAAACATCTAAAGATAAAATGAAAAGAGTAGGCAAATTTAAAGGTGGAATGACTAAAGGTCAAAAGAAGGTTGGCAAAGTCATGAGAGAATTTAAAAAAGGAGAGCTACGTTCTGGCAAAGAAGGTCCCGTTGTAAAAAATCCTAAACAAGCAATTGCTATTGCTTTATCAGAGGCAGGAATGTCTAAAAAGAAAATGATGGGTGGGGGTATGATGAATGAAGACCCTATGGGTTATGAAAGTGGTGGTTCTGTAGAAATAGGGAAAGGTGAAGATTATATTAAAGATTTATTATAATGCCAAGTAGAATTACTAGGAGATAATTATGTTAGACGATAAAAAGGGAAGAGTAAAAATAAATCCAAAACTTGTTGCAGAATTTAAAAGAGAACAAAAAGAGGGGTATAAGGGAACAATAGAAGATTATTATAATGAATTTTATGGCCCTATTCACCCTTATGATTATAATTTTGAAAAAGGTGGCAACGTAAGAATTCCCAGAAAGCCAGGTCAACCCGCACGATCAAAAAAACATTCTGATTTATATACAGATGAAAATCCAAAGGGAACTATTCATGGTTTAAAGTTTGCAACTGAAGCAGACGCAAGAACAAGTGTCTCTAAAATTAGAAGTAGCGGTAAACCACACGCACATAAGATACAAGCTGCAATTGCTATGGAACAACGAGCACGGGTTATGGGTAAAGCATCTTCTGCTGGTGTTTATAGAAGCTATATTGATTCTATTAAAAAAAATAAAAAATCAGAGGGTGGTTTTGTTGTAGGTAAAGGTGAAGATTACATTAAGGATTTATTATAATGCCAAGTAGAATTACACAGCTATTACAATTACTTGAAGAAGCTAAACGTAAAGGGGACACGGATCAAATACAGATCATAGAGCAAGAATTATTTTTAATGAGAAAGGCAGAGGGTGGCGTGGTCTTATTAAAAGGTGGCGGATATATTGATGATCTTATCTAAGGTCTAGTTTATTCATTTATTGCGTGTTAAAATAAATTTGTTATAACACGGAGAAATATATCATGAAAAAATCATTAAGAAATTTAGCTAAAGTTGCAGCTGGATTAGGTGCTGCTTATGCCATATCAAAGATTGGAAAGACAGATGACTCAGAAAGTATAAATGCACAAAAAAGATTTATAGCGGATTTAGGTACAAAAAAAACGCTAAATAAAACTAAGGATGTTGTTGAAAAAGTTAAAAAATTCGAAATAGATGATGAGTTGAGAGAACTTCAACTTAACAAATTTGGACCAGAGAGAGAAAAAATAATTGTTCCCATTAAAAGAAGTCCTGGTGATCCATCTAGTATGTTTAAACCTAAATATGAAATACGGGAAGCATTTGTTGATAGTCCATCGACTAGAAGAGCAAAATCCAAAATAAGAACTTTAGGAGCTTACTCAAAAGGTGGAACGGTAGTTACTAAAGGTCAGGGACTAGCTAGTAGGAGTAAAGTAACAAAAATTTGTTAAATGGCTGAAGTTGATAACAACAACGAATCATTGGAAGAGGAATCTACTCTTGAAAATGATGTTGATATAGAGTTACCTAACGAAGAAGAGATTGTTGATGAAGTTTCTGAGACGGTTGCAGATCAATTAAATTTTTATAAGAATATAGCTGAAGATTTAGATGAACGAACCATTAAAAAAATAGCATCAGAATTAGTTACCGATTACAAAAAAGACAGAGTATCTAGACAAGATTGGGAGACAACATACACTCAAGGTTTAGATTTACTTGGCTTCAAATATCAAGATTTAACCAGACCGTTTCAAGGAGCAACTGGTGTTACTCATCCTTTACTTGCCGAGGCAGTTACTCAATTTCAAGCTCAAGCTTACAAAGAGTTACTTCCTGCAGAAGGTCCTGTGCGAACACAAGTTGTAGGAGTTGAAACTGCGGACACAATTTCTCAAGCTACTAGAGTCAAAGATTTTATGAATTATATGTTAATGGATGTAATGGAGGAATACACTCCAGACTTTGATCAATTATTATTTTACTTACCATTATCAGGATCTGCGTTTAAAAAAGTTTATTATGACGATATTATGAAACGAGCTGTTTCAAAATTTGTTCCAGCAGATGATTTAGTAGTTCCTTACTATGCAACTGATTTAAAAGATTGTGAAAGAATAACTCACGTGGTTCGTATGTCCGAGAACGACATATTAAAGGCCCAACGAGCTGGGTTTTATAGAGATATTGAGTTATTACCAAAACCTGTTCAACAAAGTCAAATACAAGAAAAGCTAGCAGAAATAGAAGGTGTAAAACCTACTTCAGATAAAGAATATCAATTTAATATTTTAGAAATGCACGTTGACCTAGATCTTACTGAATATGAGGACACCGATACACAAAAAGAAAAAAATATTAAAGTTCCATATATTGTAAGTATCGATGAAGGTTCTCAAGAAATTTTATCTATTTACAGAAATTTTGAACCAGATGATGAGTTAAAAAAACGAAAAGATTATTTCGTTCATTACAAATTTTTACCAGGTTTAGGTTTTTATGGTTTTGGTTTAATACATATGATTGGCGGTTTATCACGAACCGCTACCTCTGCATTAAGACAATTACTAGATGCAGGCACATTAGCTAATCTTCCTGCTGGTTTTAAATCTAGGGGTATTAGAATTAGAGATGATGACCAACCTTTCCAACCAGGAGAGTTTAGAGATGTAGATGCACCAGGTGGAAACATAAAAGATCAGTTTCAAATATTACCATTTAAAGAACCAAGCCCAACTTTATTTCAACTTTTAGGTTTTGTAGTTCAAGCGGGTCAACGTTTTGCATCTATTACCGATATGGCAATTGGTGATGGTAATCAACAAGCTGCTGTTGGCACCACCATTGCACTTTTGGAGCGTGGTTCTAGGGTCATGTCGGCAATACACAAACGATGTTATTATGCTATGAAACAAGAATTTCAAATTCTTGCTAAAGTTTTTGCTGACTATTTACCTCCTGTGTACCCTTACTCCGTTTATAATGCAGATCGAATGGTAAAGTTACAAGATTTTGATGATAGAGTGGATGTAATTCCAGTTGCAGATCCAAATATTTTTTCAATGTCTCAAAGAGTAACTCTTGCAAATGAAAATTTAAAGATTGCTTTATCTGCTCCACAACTACACAATCTTAGAGAAGCATATCGAAGGGTATATGAGGCGTTGGGTACAAGACAAATTGATGATATATTACTCCCAGAAATAAATCCAAGACCAGAAGATCCAGCAACTGAAAATGCAAAAGCTTTAAAAATGGAATTATTAAAAGCTTTTCCTGAACAAGATCATATTTCTCATATTACTGCCCATGCAATTTTTATGCAAAGTAGAATGGTGCAACTTAATCCTATGGTTTATGCCTTATTACAAGGACACATTTCGGATCACATTGCTTTTCAAGCACATGGAGAAGTGGGTGCAGCAATGTCCGAAAATCCAGAGATGGTTTCAATGCAACAACAAGACCCCACTACATTTGAAACTCAGTTTAATTCAGCTGTTGCAAAAAGAATTGTTGAACTTACACAAAATTTAGTTGGTGCTGAGGGGGGTCAACAACAAGATCCATTAGTAACACTAAAACAAAGAGAGCTAGATTTGAAAGCGCTTGATATTCAAAGAAGAGCACAAGAATCTATAATGGATATGGAAAGAAAACAAGATGAATTTGAAGATAAAATTGATGTAGAAAAAATGAAAATTGAAAGTTCTGAAGAACAATCTGCAAAAAGGTTACAAGTTGCAAGAGATAAATTAAAATTAGCAGCTTTAAAACAAAACACAGCATCAATTAACAAGAAATAATGCTTAATAAAAAAGTTTTTTCTTTGAAAGGATTAAAAATTCCTAAATTAAATCCTACTAAACCATTAAAATTCAAAAAAAATGTAAAAATTCCTAAATTAAAATTAAAAATTTCTGGTGTTCGATATGGACCACCGCCAAAGTCAGGACCCAGTCCTCAAGGTTTAAATTTTTCTAGACAAATCGGATCT